ACTTAGCATCAATAAAAGAAATTGAAGATGCTATTGATAAGAAAGCTGTTGCTGATATGAGTAGAGCTAAATCATTAAAGGGATTCTTCAGAATGGTCACACCATATCTAACTATGAACAATATTCCCATGATTGACATAAATCACACATATGCCACTCAAGAATTGTACTCAAAGCAAGTAATGAGTGGCGGTTTAGGTGGTTATTATTCGGCGAATTCTATCTTCATGATTGGTAGACAGCAAGAAAAAGGAGGAACTGAAATTTCTGGTTATAGTTTTATAATTAATGTTGAGAAATCAAGATTTGTTAGGGAAAAATCTAAAGTACCTATTACCGTATTATTTGATGGTGGTATTTCAAGATGGTCTGGGTTGATTGAATTGGCATTGGAATCCGGTCATGTTATTAAGCCTTCAAATGGTTGGTATTCAAAAGTAAATACTACTACTGGCGAAGTCGAGGATAAAAAATATCGATTAAAAGAAACTGCTAATAAAGATTTTTGGATGCCTGTTTTAAAAGACCCAACTTTTAAGGCATGGATTGAAACTAATTATAAATTGACTTCTGAGCATATTATGTCTGAAGACGATTTTGGAGAAACTGAATAACTAAGGAGACAATATGCAAGATTTTGAATTTCAATGTGCTGGATTGTCGGATAAAAATCAATTAATATTTTTAGTGGATGATTACCAACATGGCAAATGCTCTTATGCTATAAAAGAAACTGTTGTTGAAGATGGTATTGATGTTGAAGTGGATTTTCTACATGAGACGGACAAAGAAGTACCTGACGATAGACAAAAAGAAATTGTAGCGGCAATAATTTTATCTATCATAGAAACTTCTACTGAAGAAGATGCCGAAATTGTAGAGACAGTATAATAAAAATGGCAAATTCGATAGAATCTATGATACTAACGAATCTTGTCACTGATATGGAATATACAAGGAAAGTAATTCCATTTCTGAAGGATGAATATTTTCATTCAAATGCTGATAAGATTATTTTTAATGAAATACATGACTTTATTGAAAAATATAATGTATCACCAACTAAAGAAGCTCTATTAATACAATTACAATCTAAAAAAGGATTAGGTACAGAAGATTATAAACAATCTGTTGAATTTGTTAATAGCATTACCGATGATTATGAAAAACAAGATTTTAATTGGTTAATGCATACCACTGAAAAATTCTGTAAAGATAAATCAGTTTTTAATGCTGTTATGGATGCTATTTCTATTATTGATGGTGATGATAAAAAAAGAACACAAGATGCTATTCCTAGTATATTAACCGATGCACTGGCAGTAAACTTTGACAGTAATGTTGGGCACGATTATTTTGCCGATATAGAAAGTAGATATGACAAATATTCCGAAGATTTGGAAAGATTGCCATTTGATATTGATATATTTAACAAAATTACTAGAGGAGGTTTGCCGCCAAAAACATTAACTCTTTTCCTTGGTGGAACTGGAACTGGAAAAACTAATATAAAATGTCACTGTGCAACAGCCCATATAAAAATGGGGAAAAATGTTTTATATATCACCAATGAAATGAGTGAAGAAAAAATTGCTGAAAGAGTTGACGCTAATATGCTTAATGTTGAATTAGATAAACTGGAATCTATGGGCAGAGAAGCATTTACTACAAGATTACATAAATTATCTAGTAAAACCAATGGTAAATTAATAATCAAAGAATATCCAATGCATTCTGCTCATAGTGGGCATTTTAAAGCATTGATTGAAGAATTGAGAATTAAAAAAAACTTCATTCCAGATGTTGTTTATGTTGATTATTTGGGAATTTGTGCATCTGCTAGATATAAAAGTAGTACTGGAATTAATACCAATACATATTATGGTAGCGTTGCGGAAGAATTGAGAGCATTAGGGCAATTTTATAATATACCGGTTGTTTCTTCAATTCAAACAAATAGAAGTGGTTCAACCAATTCTGATTTGGGATTAACCGATATTGCTGATAGCTTTTCTATTGCTATGGCTGCTGATTTGGTAATTGGTATAGTAACAAATGACGAATTGGCTGCATTAAATCAAATGTTATTTGTAATATTAAAAAATAGACATAATGATGTAAATTATTATAAGAAATTTTTATTAGGTGTTGACAGAGCTAAAATGAGATTGTATAATCTTGATGATTCAGTTTCAAAAGTTCCAGATATACAACCAATTGCATCACAAGTAAAACAAGGTGATAAAAAAAGAGACTTTAGCGGATTTGACATATAATGAAAAAATTCACAACTGAGAAATTTATAGAAAAGGCTAAAAAAATTCATGGTTGTGAATTTAATTATACCTTAGTTGATTATAAAAAAAGTAACATAAAAGTTGATATAATATGTGAAAAACATGGCATATTTAAACAAACTCCTAACAGTCATTTGATGGGTAGAAAATGTCCACTATGCTGCTCTATTAATAGAAAAGAGACAAATATTAATAAATGGGGTTTTGACCATCCGGCAAAAACTTTAGAAATTAAGGAGAAAACAAAACAAACATGTTTAAATAAATATGGTTATGACAGCCATAATAAATCTTCTGAAGTAAAAGAAAAAAAGAAAATGACTTGTTTAAAAAATTTCAATGTTAATTATCCAACACAATCATTGGAAGTTAAGAAAAAAATTAAAAATTCCAATTTGGAAAAATATTGCGTTGAGAATGTATTTCAATCCGAAGAAATAAAAGAAAAGATAAAAAAATCAAATTTGGAAAAATATGGTTTTATGTATGCAACACAAAATAAAGAAATAAAAGAAAAAATAAAAAATACATTGCTTAATAGATATAATGTAGGAAATAATACACAATCACATATGATTGATATTCTACATCTAATAGAAGATAAAGAATGGTTATTCAAACAATATATCATATTAAATAAAACAGCTATACAAATAGCTGATGATCTTGGTATTAATGATACTACTATAGGCAGGTATTTGAATAAACATGAAATAGAAATAAGATACACAGTAGGATATTCAATAAAGGCTATTCAATGGCTTGAGGAAATCATGAAGGAAGAACAAATATTTATTCAACATGCTGGTAATGTTGGTGAATATAATATACCGGGAACCAGATATAGAGCTGATGGTTATTGTTTGAGTAATAATACTGTTTATGAATTTCATGGAGATTGCTTTCATGGCAACCCTGACTTGTATGAGGATGAAGAAACTCCAAACTTTTATAAAAATCATTTAACAGCTAAGGAACTTTATAATAACACCAAAGAAAGAGAAAACAAGATTATAAATTTAGGTTATAATCTTGTTGTTATATGGGAGAATGATTATAATCCATAAATAGAATAAACAACTCTTTTATGGAATGGCAATGGCAACTACATCTACAAAAAAACCAGAAGATAATAAACCAAATATTATTGATATAAAAACAACTCCCATTAAATATGATAAGAAAGATAGATTAATGAGAGGATTTGCGCAAGATGCTGAATTTAAAAAGAAACATGGTGATAAATGGCGGCAAGTTGCTTCCGCAATAACACATGTTCATACGGCACACAAAGACGATACTATAAAACACTTATAAATAATATTAATATTATTTTATAAGGGAAATGTTTTAAAGTATGGAAAATTTGTTTAAATTAGAAGCGGCGCATTGGTATGATTCAGTTGATTATAGTATATTCGAACAAGAATTTGAAAGAATTAACATAATAAAAAAACACACTAAGAAATATTATAAAAGTGGATTTATAAATGAGAGATTATATTTAAATCATATTATAATATTAGGAAATATGTTTTCAACATTTTCAACAAATATGTTGTTCAGAACAACACCAATAGAACATTGGCCTCTTCTAATAACAGTTTTATTATACCTTAATAAAATGCCGGAAAAAATACCTTATACAGATTTGCATTATAGTCAAATCGGAATAGACCAAAATATAAAGGAAAGATTGGAAAATTTATGAAAACATTTAAAAAATTTATTGGCGAAGAAGTTGCCGCAAATGCGGTTGGTGCAAATCCACCAGATGCTGTAAAAGTTGCTGGCGAGCCATTTAAAAAAGTTGGTAATTCTATTGTAACACTGAGAAGAAACAATAAAAAAATTAGAAAAGAAAAAACTATTGTTAGAAATCAAGCAAGAGAAAGGCACGATAGCGATTTTATGTGAAATGTATTGACAATATTATAACAAGCTGTTATAATATTATTTTATTATGAGTAATTTATGTCACTTTGGATTCAAAAAACATTCATAGATAGAATTTCATACAATCTACCAAGATTCACATGGATTAGTCCAAATGTTGGTAGATTCAGATGTATATTATGTGGAGATTCTAAAAAAAGTTCAACTAAAGCAAGAGCATTCTTTGTGGCTAAAAAAGATAACTTTATGTTTATCTGCCACAATGGTTGCTGTGCGCCACATCCATTTAAGGTATTTTTAAAAAATTATGATTATGGCTTATTTCAGGAATATAAAATAGCAGAGTTAAAAGAATCTGGAAATTATAAAGAACCAGAAAAAAGCGTTCATGATTTAATAAATGAACTAGAAAATAAAAAACCAACATTTAATCCTCTATTGCGTTTAACACCACTAAGGCAATTGCCAAATGATTCTTTGGCAAAGAAATATCTCATTGATAGAAAGATACCATTAAAATATTGTTATTATACTAATAAATATTTTTCTTGGGCAAATTCTTTTCAACCAGGAAAATATCCACCAAATGGAACAGAACAAGAAAGAATAATAATTCCTTGGTTCGATGCTGATGGTTCTTTTTCTGGTTATAGTGCTAGAGCAATTAATGGTGAACAACCAAAATATTATACATATAAAGTCCATGACGATGCGTTATTTGGTATGGATACCATTGACCTAAGTAAAAAAGTTTATGTCGTAGAGGGGCAAATTGATTCGATTTATATAGACAATTGTATAGCAGCTGCAAGTTCAGCATTGGATTCAACATGTATACCAAAAGAAAATGCTGTATTAATACCAGATAAGGATGTTAGAAACAAAGAAATTATGAAACTTGTTGACAAATGGATTAAAAACGGATATACTGTATGCTTATTAAATGAACAGTTCCCATACAAAGATATTAATGACGCAATTATATCTGGTATGTCTAAAGAAAACTTGATGGCTATAATTGAAGAAAATACTTTTTCTGGATTGAAAGCAAAAATGGTATTCGCAAATTGGAGTAAAGTATGATAAATGAATACAAAGTACAGAAATATGAAAATATTAATGAATTCAATAACATTAAACCAAAAAGAAGGAAAGTGAAATGAAAGATATTTTAGTATTATATCATGGCGGTAAATGTGCCGATGGCTTTGGTGCTGCTTATGCTGCATGGGTTAAATTTAAAGATTCTGCCGATTATATAGCAGTTAACTATGGTGAAGAACCTCCAGATGTTACCAATAAAGAAGTTTATATTGTTGATTTTAGTTATCCATTGCAAACTTTGGTTGACATGAAATATAAATCAAAATCGATATTTGTTATTGACCACCATGAGAGTGCGGTTGATAATCTATTGAAGAAAAAAGAAGTTGTCGGTTTAATGTGTGACCAATTAAAAGCAGAAACCCACAATAGAAATATTGATTATATAAAACACGATGTTTGGTTAGAAATGAATCAATCTGGATGCTGCATGGCATGGGATTATTTTCATCCAGGAATACCGGCACCATATGGTTTATTATTAATTCAAGATAGAGATTTATGGTTGTTTAAAGATAACAATACAAAAGCATTTAATGCAGCATTAAGAGCATTCATTAAATTTGATTTCTTTAAATGGCATGAAATAATGTCAAGTAATACATTAACATTAGATTTGATTGAACGTGGTGAAGATGTATTAACGGTATTTAATAAAGATATTGCGGATTTATCAGCAAAAGCATACAGATATGATATACATGATATTGAATGTTTAGCATGTAATGCACCGGCTAAATATGCTTCTGAACTAGGAAATGTTTTAGCAAAAAAAGCGACATTTGCGGCAATATATTCTTTTGATGGACAAAGAAAAGAATGGCAATATTCATTAAGGTCTGTTGGTGATTTTAGTGTTAAAGATATCGCAGCATTATTTGGCGGCGGTGGACATAAAAATGCTGCTGGATTTTCAACTAAAGAATTAATATTATGAGTAGATATAGATTAATAACAAACAAAAGGATAAAATATGAATTATGAAGTGAATGTAATAGCGGATTCTGTTAATAAATATGGAGTCAGAGCAATAACTATTGAAGCACAATACCCAAGAATCATATTAGCAGAATTAAATACACACAGGGTATTTTCAAGAAATTCGTCCAGTTCCAGGGCAATTCCTATTAAGACTCTTTTAAAACAAGTATGGAATAGTCCATTTATGCCTGTTTATTGGGGTAAGAATAAACCAGGAATGAAAGCGCATGAAGAATTAGAAGGTATTAATTTGTGGCTAGCAAAGCAGTTATGGTTATTGAGTTCAAAAGTAGCTTGTATATTTGCTTATTTGTTTAGTTTGATTGGTTTACATAAACAAATAGGTAATAGAATTATAGAACCTTGGATGTTTACTAGAACTATTGTAACATCTACAGAATGGGATAATTTTTTTGAATTGCGCTGTCATCCAGATGCACAACCAGAAATTAAAAAATTAGCAGAAATGATAGAAGATGCTATTTTTAATAGCGTTCCTGAGTTTTTACATGAAGGCGAGTGGCATTTACCATATGTATTCAGTGACGAAAAAGCTAGATTTGATATTATTTACTTATTAAAATTATCCACAGCCAGATGTGCAAGGGTTTCTTTTTTGACGCATGATAATAAAGAACCCCATTTTATGAAAGATTTTGGGTTACATGATAGTCTAGTTGGTAGTGACCCAAAACACGCTTCACCAACAGAACATCAATTAACTCCAGGCGATGAAGAAAAGTTTTATTATAATTTAAATACATGGAAATCTTATAGATGGTTTATAGAAAAAAGGATTGAATTAGTATGAAATACTTTTATGATACAGAATTTATAGAAGACGGCAAAACAATTGATTTAATTTCAATTGGCATAATTTCTGAAGATGGTAGAACATTATATTGTGAAAGTTCTGAATGTGATTATTCAAAAGCAGATGAATGGGTTAAAAATAATGTTCTAGTTCATTTGAAACATACTAAAAATGAATTGTGGAATGGGCCATACGGAACAAGAAAAGAAATAAAACAATCAATTTTAGACTTTTGTGATATTTACAAATATGGTAAACCAGAATTTTGGGCGTATTATGCTGATTATGACCACGTTGCTTTATGTCAGTTGTTTGGTAAAATGATTGATTTGCCTAAAGATTGGCCTATGTATACAAATGATATTAAACAATTATGTGTGTCTATGGGCAATCCACGTTTACCGGACCAGTCTACCACAGAACATAATGCATTAAATGACGCTGAATGGTGTAAAGAAGCATATTTCTGGTTAATCAATAAAAGATTCGTAATAAATAAATATTCAGATTTTTTAGACAAATAGTAGAGGAATAAATGAACGAAGAATTAATTACAATGAGAGCAGAAAGTCTTGCACAATTATCATTAGAGAGAAAGAAACCATTTGATTGCGCTAATATTTTTTCTGTACTTGGTTTGATTGGAATGGCATTGTTGATTTCTGCGTTCTTTTGAGGTGTTATATGAGCATTAGATTATTAACACCAAAAACAGAATATACGATGGATTATCCAACAGCTATCGAATATTCACAAAAACAAGCATCAATATTTTGGCTGCCAGATGAAATAGAAGTAGAAAAAGACCTTCATGATATGAAAACAAATTTCACCGAAGCGGAATATCACGGTGTTATTTCAACATTAAAATTATTCACAATATATGAATTATCTATTGGGAATGAATATTGGTCAGACTATGTTGGTAAAATATTTCAAAGACCAGATATTCAAAGAATGGCTTCATGCTTTTCATTTTTTGAATTAAATGTCCATGCACCATTCTATAATAAAATCAATGAAGTTCTTGGTATGGATACCGATGAATTTTACAATTCATATCTTGATGATGAAGTGTTGAAAAATAGAATGGGTTGGATTGGTAAAAGAACAACAAAGCGCGATACGGTTTATGATATTTTAAAGTCGGTTGGTATATTTTCTATGATTGAGGGTGCTATTTTATATAGCAACTTTGGATTCTTGAAACATTTTAATAATGTTGGTAAAAATAAATTAATAAACGTTAATGCTGGTATTAATTTTTCTGTAAATGATGAAAGCTTACATTCACAAGCTGGTGCTTGGTTATTTAGAACATTATTAGACGAAGCATGGAAATCTAATGAAATTTCATTACAAGAAATGGAACAGTTAAAAGAAGAACTGACAGAAACCGCTAAAATTATTTTAGAACACGAAGAAATCATCATTGAAAAAATATTTGAAAAAGGACCAATAAAAGGCATCAGTTTTGTTCAATTGAAACATTTTGTTGAGTCCAGGTTAGATATTTGTTTAAATCAACTTGGGTTTGAAGGAATATTTAAGCCTCACTATAACCCAATTGCTCAATGGTTTTATAAAGATTTGGATAGCTCCACATTACATGACTTTTTTAGTTCACAAGGAAATGATTATAATAGAGCTTGGAATGAAAATAAATTTATATGGAAAAAATTACATGAAACATGAAAAAAGCATTTATGATGAATTGGGTGAAGAAAGAAAAAAATTACAAGATGAAGGGTTATTGCCTAAATGGGTAACGACATTAGCATGGCAAATGTTAAAAGAAAATTATCTAACACCAGAATACCCAGATTTAAAAAGTGTTTATACACGTATATCAAAACATGCTGCAAAATATACAACAAATCCCGAAGAATGGGAAATTAAGTTTTTTGAATTATTTTGGAATGGTTGGTTAGCAGCATCAACACCGGTACTTTCAAATATGGGTACTGGATTTGGTTGTCCTGTAAGTTGTTCTGGTGGCGTTATTCCAGATTCTGTAATAGGGTTTTATGATTCACAGAAAGAAGC